TCAACATGGTGTGAAGCTCGCTGTTCCCCCGCTGCCTAATCCCACGCCTTCCACGCCTCCGCTATTCAAAAGCGTGTAACATCCGCATGCTGCGTTGTTCGTCATGGTGAAGGATTGGCAACACGTCGGAACGGATAAAACTTGATCGAATATCAAAAGTGTGTTGCTGTCGTCCGTAACCTGAAAGGCAAATTGTGTGCTGCTGATCCTGACTAAGTTCAAAGCAAAGTCGAACGGCTGCGGCGTCCCGGTACAGTCGCCACTAAAATACAAGTTGGCGGTTGTCACAATTGGGCCTCCTCCCGCTGCCGAAAATGCCGTCCAAGCGCAATCGCCATTTTGCGTAATCAAGTAGGTGCCGTTGATAGTGGTGTTGACGAATTGAATCGAAAACGTCCCTAAATCCGGGCAAGTAATGCAACCGCTGCAAACCGTAATTCCTGATAGCGTGACGTGAAATTGTGTCGGCGTCGGCCCCGGCGAACAATTTGGACACGGGAAGACTGAACCGCAAGCGCAACCGCTGCAACAACAGGATGGGTCAAACGCAATCCCGCCTCCGCTCTTCCATAAAATCCCGCCACCGTGTTTCCATTGCATTGCGATGGTTCCCCCTTAGCTGCACGTCGAACCCGTATAAATCGTGGTCCATCCGCTCTTGTCCTTGTTATCCAAAACCAATTGGTCTTGTGTCTTGACTTGAATAATGTGGCTGGCGTCAACAACTTGAATATCGGTGATGTTGGTGACAACTGATCCGGTGGGCTTCTCCTGTGCGACCGAATACAATTTGATGTTCCCGCTGCCGTCGTAAAACGCTATTCCGGGTGAATCGTCTGCGGGCGTGTCGTATTTGCAATTTGCGTATCTGGTGACGGCTGGCGTCAATCCGGTGGCGCTGTCAATCGAATGACCGAACACGTCTTTCAAGCTGTATGTGAAGCTGCAAGTGGTTCCTGAGTTCATCGAACCTGCTGATCCGCCGTCCTTCGTGCATTTCACGGGAAACATGCCGATAGGCGTTTCATCCATCAAATATCGAACGGTGTGAGAATCGCCCGGATCGTATTCCCACCATACCCAAACAACGCTTCCCACGGGCAAGATGTGCGAATGGGTCACTGCCTCGGCAACATTCGTGACGGTCACTGACTGCGCAAAATCACCTGACGAATCGGCGAACGTCACAAGTGATGTGGCGTCGGTGTCCGTGTTGCTCACGTTCTCACGGGTGACGGTGTAACGATTGTTGGTATAGCTGTCGCTGGCTGTCTTTCCCCAAAACCCTTGGACGTTTGGCGTCAACCGAAACTTATCGCTGCCGGTCGTGTCCACGGCGTCACGCTCGTAAGCTTTCACTGCCTTTACGATCCGTCTTACCCTGTCACTGTCGAACCCATAGGTGATGTCTGCCATGATCTCCCCTTATGAGAATCCGAACCCTGAAAAACTCATGGTCTTGTAGGGGTAGAAGTCCAGTTCCTCGCCCTTGTCGGTTGGATCGGCCTTGGCTGCTCCGCTGCCGTCCAACGGCCACGGCTTATCAGTTTGAACGGGCGGATTAGAACCTTTGATGATCGGCTTCAACTTGCTTGATCCGTCAAGCTCGTTGAAACCTCGGTCTTCAAATTTGTCGATCCATCCTCCCTCCTGAAACTTCAACTTGTATGTCACGGTTCTGAAACTAACTCCGTTTTCCTTTTGAATCGGTGACAAACCGCCTCCGCTGATCTTCGCTGCGTATTGTGCAATCGTCGCTCCGTCGAACGTAAAAGCGGCGTCATTGACGCATTGCATCGAACTGATTTCACTGGCAATGGAAAAGCTTGGGGAAACATTCTTCACGAAAGTTGCCGACCACTTCCCGGCGTCACGTTCTGGCAACTTCTCGAATGTCTCGCCCGCTGATGTGGTAACGGCTTCATCGCTGCCGCTGTACATGCTCCCGTGGTCAATGAAATAGTTTTCCGTTCCCTCGCTGTAATCCCATGTGATGTCGGCGGGCTTGTCGAGCGGGTTCGTTGTCGGTTCGTTGGTGTCGTAATCAACCTGAACCTGCCAGTGTTGACGATTGGAGTTGTCGATAACTGCGGCTCGCTTCTGTTTGAAATATCGGGTTGCATCGTCTGGATGGGTATTGCCATAGACGGGCAAACCGGCGGCGGTTTCCGCTGCAATCGGCGTTGTCGGTCCATCGAAGATAACGAGATAATAATCGGTGGCCTGACGGCTCTTTCCTTGATCCACTGAGTACGAAAGTATCTGTTGCAATGTGACTGAAATAAGCGTTGCCATTGATTCCCCTTAGAACGTCGCTGTCTGCAACGCTTGATTCCCCGGTTGACTGTTCTGCCAGATTTTGAAAAGGTAGTCGTTACCCTTCTGCCAGTTGGCATCTTCCTGTTTTGCCAATGCGTCTATTCCGCCTCCTGCGCCTCCTGCTGGCGTGAATGGCGGTGCGGCTGGTGCTGGCGGTGCTGGTGCGGCTGGTGCTTGCGGTGCTGCGGCTGCCGCTGCCTTTGCATCCTTTCCCTTGGTCTTGGCTGCGATGTTGTGGGCAAACTCAAAGCGTAGAAGCTGGCTTTCGGCAGAATTGAACCTTACAAGATCAGCATGTTTGATTTCCGGTTTGATGCCAAGCGTCAATGTGTCGGCGGTCAATGCTGGAATCGCTTTCACCTTCACGGCCTCGGGCGCTTCAATCTTCGGGACAACGGGCTTCTGTCCTAATCCTAAAGCGCTCTTGATCCAATCTGTTGCCGACTTGGCGGCGCTCTTGGCCTGCGCTTCCTTCGATGCAAGAAACGATCCGAGTCCCTTACCGTATTCGCTCTCCAGTGCCTTCGCTTCGCTCGTCAATTCTTTTGTCATTTGCGACGATGCAAACTGCGGCAACTGGAATGTCTCTTTGATTTGGCTTTTGAACCCTTCGGTCAATGGCTTCCAGACATCGCCCCATGATGTCGTTCCTGCAATCAATCCCGGCAACGATTTGAATACGCTCACGACGTTGGTTGCCAAATTCTTCATTACCGTCAATTGAAAGTTTGACAAGTCCATGAAGATTTCTTTCCAGTTGCGTCCGAGATATGCAAGACCATAGGGAATGGCATCAACCAAAACGTATGTAGCTCTGTCTGCAAGATCGCTGAACGTGGCGGCGGCTTCCAACACGATGATTGAAAGTCCCTCTTCCCAATGTTTGATGGCGTAGGCGGCGGCATTGAATGCAAGTGAGACGGTATCGGCCAACCATTTTGCGGCTGTTCCGATGGCGTTGAATGCGCCTGTCACTCCATCACCTGCGGTGACTGAATGCCCGGTGATAAGCTCGGCTCCCCACTGCCAGACGGCAACGATTCCCTGCCAAATTGTGGCGGCAAGGTCTGCAATCACTCCCCACACTGACGACAACACATTCCAGACGGATAGCGTCAAAGTGGTGACGGTCAATACAATCGCTTCCCAATTCGCTGCAATCGTCGTGTAGATGCTGCTGACGATGGGTGCGATGAACCCATAGATGGAACCCCAAACGCTCTGAATCGTTCCCCACAAGCTGGAAAGCATCGGCGTAACGAGTGCTTCAATCATGCCGAACGTGCGGACAACTACGGTTGCAATCTGGCTGACGATTGGCGAAACGAAATTGTAAGCGGTCATGAACCCGTTGATGATGGTGCTGCCGATCTGTCTGACAGTTGGGGCGATGGTCGTTAGAAATTTGCCGACGTATCCCCCGGCAGTCGTCAAACCCTCGTTCAACAACCGAACCCCGTCCTTCAAACCAAACGATTGAATGATGATCTTCGCAAGGTTGCCAAGCTGGTCTTCAATGGTTCCCGAAAGACGTGTCCACAATCCGCCGATGCTCCCGGCTTGCTTCTCCATCTGCCCGGAAAACTTCCCGGCGGGTCCGGTCATTGATGCAAACGCTTGTTGGAGATTGCCGAACCCGATTTGTCCGGCCTCGGCCATGCCTTTGATTTGTGACTTGTTCACTCCAAACTGTTTTGCCAGTTCATCGACAACGGGAATACCGGCCTTGGCAAACTGTCTAAGGCTACGATCTGAAAGCGTGCCTTCCTCCGCAACACGTCCGAATATGGCGGTGATTTCCTCAAGCGGCTGGCCGACACCTGCGGCCACGTCGCCGATTGCTTTGATGGATGGCAACAACTTCTCGTTGCTCACGCCAAACGCCAAAAGCTGACGGCTTGTGTCGATGAGTGCGGGCAATTCAAACGGCGTGGATTTGGCGAATTCGGTTAGATCGGCAATCGCTCCCTTGGCTTTCTCGGAATCGCCGATCAATGCTGCGAATTGGATTTGCGTCTTTTCAAGGTTGGCGGCAAGTTTGAACCCTTCGCCGATAGCGCTGATTGCACCGATGGCGGCGCTGACAACTCCCGCAATGCCAGTGAATTTTAGAAGCGTGCTTCCTGCACCTGTGAGGGTGCTGGCAAAGCTCTTGACGCTATTGACGGCTGTTGATCCGAATGACTTGGCAAAGTGGGACACGTCGCCAAACAATCCGACACTGACGTTGCTGACATTTTTTGGCACGTTTCCCCCTGCGATTCACTTGCAAAACTGATCCCGCCTCCGGCTCCTGCATATGCTGCCATTGCACGGCGCTTGTATTCTTCCGGCGTGCTGGCCTCGCTTCGCTGGCCGAATTGAAATAGATACTTTTGCTCGTCCAATTTTGATTTGCTATGCGGTTGAAGAATCGCCCACACTGTTCGGGCCATGCGCAAATCGGCTCGGTCGTCGCCCCACGGCTCGTGGTTGCTGAATTCAATCCAGTCCTGAAACTGCTGAGGCGTCAAACGATCCATCAAGAAATCGGGATGGATTTCCCCTAAAGCCAGACAGAGACGAAATGCAAATTTGTCCCTGTCCGTTAGGCGTTTTTTGTTTCGGCAACTCCGCTGAACATTGCGATCTCTTCGGCAACGTGCTTGATGACTTTCAATGGAAGCTCACGCAACGATTCATAATCGTCGGCGGTCCATTGCGGCTTTCCGTTTTCATCCGTCACGGCCAATATCAACAACTCCAATAACAATCGAACCTGATCGGCGTCGGGAACCTGAACGGCCTTGATGTAGGCGTCAAGCTCCTTAACGGATAGGGTACGAATATGAACCTTCTCTTCGCTGTCGGGGATATTAACGGTCTTCGTCTTCCCCTTTTTCAACCTGTCGAGTAACGACATTCAATCCCCTTTATTAGCTGAGTCCCGTTGCGGTGAACATTGGCTTGGCGGTCAACTTGATCTCGACGTTAACCATGTTGGCTTCGTCTTCGGTCTTCGTTTCAACTGGCAACTTTTTCAGATAGCCAAGTGAAGTGAACCCGGAAGCGTCGGCAAAGATTTCCTTGAAGCTGTACATGTTGCCGTCACCGAAAGCGGTATACAGTGCGGTGTATCCGGTAGGCGTGTAGTACAATTCAAAAGAGATGTCGCCCGGTTCGATCATGCCCGGCGCTGATTCCTTCGTGTTGTTGGGCGAATCGTTGTTGGTCAACTTGATCTCGCCCACTTCTGGCGATGGTCCTTTGATGTCTTTCGTCTGGCCGATCTTCGTGTAGCTGCCGGGCGTGTAAACTCCACCTGAGAATGTGCATTGTGCCATCCAAATTGAAGACTTGTAACCGGCTGTATATGCGGTATTGCTCATTACGGTTTCCCCTCATGTAAAACTGTCTGTCTGTTTCTTCTGTCGTGAATGAATCAATTCCTCTCTGGAATTGGTTCGGTGATGGATAATGTGATGTCCATCGTCACCCGTTGAACGGGTAACGCTTGACCGGGCGGTATCGGTTCACTGATTGAATCTTGTTCGTTGGTCACAAAAACGTAGTCGATGTGCCATCCCTGAAACGATCCTGCGTATCCGTCAACCGCAAGCCGAACGGCGTTGGCGGCTGCCTTCGCTGTCAGTAAATCGTCGGCATAACAATCAATCTGATAATGCACCTGTGCTTGGCCTGTCGGTCCATCATTGCTTTTCGGCCTGTCGGTGGTGATGCGGTAGTAGGTGATGAACGGGCGTGCCTTGGGTACGGTGTTCGTGAATGGTCCGATTCCCTTCACGATGTCAGTTATGCCATCGTCGGCATTCATCAAAGCGACTAAAGCCCCGTCGATTGTGTCTGGCATGTCTCCCCCTGACTCGCTCTATCCCTTGCGGGCCTCGGCCTCGATTTCCTCGGCCAATTTCTCGATATACGCTTCTTGTGCGGCCCCTAAAGATTGATCGGCGGTAGTTCTCATGTACGGGTTCGGCGGCGTTACAGTTCCATCGGGGTTGACGTGTCCATATTCAACCAAATGGTCATATTTGCCCGGTTTGCTGCCGTCCGAACCGACATAATCGGTGTCGGTTCCCACCATGCCGACACAAGTGAAATTGTTGACGACGATTTTCTTTATCTGCGCTCGTCTCAAGTCACCCTGATCTACTGGAATGTTTGCCCGATCTGCTGCGAGCAATGGATTTGTTCCGGCTCGGATTGCCTTGCGTTGAACCTTTTTGGCGGTCGTGCTGCTGCCAAGTCGCTGCAATTTCTTCAACAACTCTGCCAGTCCCTTGATTTCAATTCTGTTCACTGGAAACCACGCATTCAAGTTGCCATTCTGAGCGCAACATATCGGGGTCTTTCATCCCTTTGATGTTGAAGAAAACCGTTCCATTTGTCGTGGCGTATTTGATGCGCCAATCGTTTGTCAGTTCATCGACATAGCGCATGCCTACTGCATGGGTGGTGTCGAGTCCTATTGATCTTGCTCTTAAAATCTCGCCCGATGTCAACGGCCTGATGGAAATCCAAGCGTCCTGAACGTCTTCCCAACGATCATTGGAAAGAACCACTTCCCCTATTTCGTTTTCGATTTGGGTAAGTGGTCGCTGTAATGTTGCTCGAAATCTAAGTAAACCCGCTTTCATGCTGCTGGAATCCCCCGGCGGTTGCGTTCCCAAAACAATTCAAGGCTGTGCGGAATGGCGCTCATCGGCTTATCGCTGACTGACTCCCTGTTTTCGTAAAGCGTGCCGACGTGATTACGAATGGCATTGCGAAATTTGGCGGGCAAGGTGTCTGCCGTGTCGGCGAAACCGGCCTGATAAACCACCGTCAACGGGCCATGAAAGCCATTCGGCAGAACCAAAAGATCGGCGGTGCCGTGTCCCTGCAACGTCCAGTTCGTGATAGCTCCCTTTGCGTCTGTAACACTCGTGATGCTTTTGATGGGTCCACGGGGAAGATACAGACGTTCACAATCGTTGAAGATGGCGGTGATGGTGCGGGTCAATAGACTGCATTGCATGGCGTCTTCAGCGTCTTGGGTGCATCCGGCGATAAGGTCCAAGACATAATCACGGTCGCTTGTATCGTCCAAGCGGCTGTGAATGGCCTGCTGTGGATAGCTGACGGGAAAGATGTTCAATTGCTGTTGCGTCCACTTCATTAAACACGTTCCCTTTTGCTGGTCTTCTTCGGCGTCTCTGGCGGCTGCTCGTCGAACCTCACTGCCAAACTGTTGCCGACACATTGGGCGGCGTCGTGTTCTTCAAGGTCGTAAACCTTCCCGGCCTCGAAGCTTTCCCTTGCGGTTGAATATGATGTGATGAATTTGACTTTCATGTTTCCCCCGAAACCAACGGACGGGAATTTCTCCCGCCCGTTGATGTTTGATTGTGATGCTTACGATGCTGGGCAAATGAGTTTTGCAACTGCGCTGACGGCGTAACCGTAGGCGTGATATGCAAAGTCATTGATCCCGACTTGGTTCGGCTTGCCCGGAACCTGATCGTATCGAACGAGTCCTTCCCCGGCGTCTCGCATGTGGAAACCGATGAGGCTGTACACGATGCCGACTACGTTGTTCGCTCCGAGTGCCTGCAAGTTGTCACAACGGAAGACCGGCGTTCCACCGATCTTGCGAAGATTCTGGTTCTGAGTGTCCGTCACCATGATTGGACGGCCTTGGCTGTCCACAAGTCCTTCGGCTGCGCTGTAGGCGGTGGCCGAAAGCAACATGACTTTCAGCGACTGATAGCGCTTCGGAAGCTTGTTGTTCAAGTCCGTGAAATTCTTGTACACGAATCCGCTGACGGTTGCGGCGAGTACGCTCTGAGTGATACCGGAATCGGCAATGATGGCGGATGCCATTGCGGCTTCAAGTCCGAGTTCCTTTCCAAATCGAAGAGCGGGAACGGTTGCGGCAAGCAAGTCAAACTTCGGTGCGTTCAACTGCAAATTGCTGTAGTAAACCGAACCTGACTGATAGGTCTTACAGGTCGAAACGATAGACTCGGCTACTGACGGCGTTCCATCCGTTTCGGATGAAGCATTTTCGGCCACTAATCCGCCGGCGGTTGCGTCGATTACGGGAAGATTGAACGTGCTGGTGTCGCCCACGGTCTGCATAGGCTCTTGACCGTAAGCGGTATAGCCTTCACGGAAAGCGTTGGCATTCGTGCCAACAATCGGTGGCAACACGGATTTCGGAAGGAAGATACCGGATTGCGTAGCGGTCGTGATGGTCGCATACATGTTTTCCATTGCGCCTGCTGCGGCCCAACGGGTAACGGCTTTGCTGAACCGCTCTTTGTCGATGTTGCCAGCGTCGAAACGGTCGCTGATCTTGATTTCAGCTTCGTATTCCTTGCGGCCTTCCGGCTCCTTGGCGGTCACAACTTCGTTCTTGGCGAAAGCGTATTCAGCCAATTTCTTTGACTGGTCCATTACGCTCTTGATCTTGTCCATGCGCTCGAATCGCTTGGCGTTTTCGGCCTGCTCGTCGGCGGTGATTTCTCGATCTTCTGCGGCTGCCTTCTCGACTACTGCGGTGGCGGCGGTGTGAAGAGTCGAAAACTCTTCCCTAAGTTTGTTGATATTGTCCATGATGATCCCCCTCGGATCGCTGCGTTCGATGTGTCTGCGCTTCAACGGATACTCTGCCCGTTCACAAGCTGTACAGATATAGTTTTGCTCTTTGTAACTTCGCTGAATGTTCCGATCTCACCTTTGTCGATTTGGAAAATTCTGGATCGGCGTTAGCGTTGGCCTCGGCCTGCTCTTGGGCTTCGGGTTCCTTCAAACTGATTGACGTGTCTTGGAATGCTGCATCGCTGCACGCCGTCACTTCCGATACTGTGAATTTTGTGGCATTCACAATCTTCATTCCGTTTTCGACGGTGACGAATGAAGCTTCAAAACCCTTGTCCATTGTGAATGACATTCCAGTGACGTATTCATCCTCCACAAGCTCGGCAACGTCTCGGCCCGTGGTCGTGTCGGGCAAATCTATCTCGACGGGAACGCCGATGTCGTCGGCTGGGAGTAATCGAAGTGTTCCGTTGCTCGTGATACCGATGATGCGGGGCGCTTCATGTTCGTATAGCGCTCGGCATGGCGTGGTGAACGTCGCCGAACCCGGTATCAATCTGACTTTGTAGGTGCTGCCATCGGCGGCGTATCGGTCGGTTGACAAGACATTCCAAACGAGTGCATATCCTTTCAGCGTCACAACGGGTTCATCGTCGGCTGGCGGCTGGCTGGCGTCGGCCTGAATCGGCTGCTGTCGGCTCAATTTTAACCGTGCATCGCTGGTGAATATGATTTTCTTACTTTCCTGTTCCATTGGCTTCCCCCACAATCGTTGAAAGTGTCTTTATTGATCCGTCTGCGGCTCGCTTCCTGATTGCGGCGCTGTATCGCTCCGCAATCGTGTTGATGTCCAGTTTATCGCCCGTGATTTGCTCGATGGTTGCGGCAATGGGCTTCAATGCGTCATGTGCAAACGCTTCCTGCTCCCCTGCGAACACGTTTGCCCATATCGTGCGCTCCTCGGTCGGCTTCTCGGTCTTTCGCTCAAATGCTTTATCCGTTTTGGCGTCAACTCGGGCACATGCGTCATTGATAAGCGGTTTCAGTGCGACCATGAACAATTCACGGCTCGTGTTGGTGTCGGCGCTGCTCTGGATCGGTGCGGGCAAGGCTTTGGGCGTCGAATCTCCAAGCGTTTTTAGCTTGTCGTCTTCCGGGTCATTCGTTTTGGCGTATCCAAGATCGTTTCTCGCCTCGTTATTGCTGATGATCCCGGCCACTTTCTTCGCAATTGTGATGGTCGTTTGCGTCTGAGCGTCACCCCTGAGAAGTGCATTCGGGTCAATGTGGACGTGATAACCGGCGTCCTGCTCGGCTGGCGTCAACAATTTGACCGTCAATTCATCCTCGGCGTTCTCGATAGCGGGCCTGAAAGTGAAACGAACCACTTCTTCCCCTGCTGTTTGGATGATTGCGTTGTATTTCCCCTCGGCGTCGTCCATCAAATAATGGGCTGGAACCCCTGTAATCTGGCTGATCTGTTTCGTTGTGTACTGCGTCTGTTGAATCATCTGACTCTGTTCCATCGAAAGAGTAGCGTTGTTCAAATGCGCTCCCCCCGAAAGAACAATCACGTCACGTTCGGCACCTGCTCCGCTGAAATAGCTACTGATGAGATTTACAGTCTCTTCCTGCTGCTCTTTCGTTGCGACTGCGGGTATCTCGATTGATCCCCGCATTACGGTTCCCTTCATCAACGAACGTGTCAAATAACGATCCTGCTGAATCGCTCGCTGATATGTCTCACGGAACATCCATGTCGGCGACAATGCGGCCATGCCGTCGTAAGAAATTACTGACTGCAAATGTAGAACGTCGGCACCATGCAAAATTTCCTGTGTGCTGCGGATGGCGTAGAACTGCTGCCAGTCGTACGGCGCTGATGCGTCTGGCGCATAACGAAATGGAACAACGTCGTCGGGTAGAAAATTGTGAAGGCTGTCAACACCTGTTCCCAATGGTGGGCGCTTGATGCGAGCAAATCCATTGCCGTAATGTTCCGAGTGAAAGAACAATGTCTTCCAAAACTGCGTGGCGTTTTGATAACCGTTTGGGCGGCGGAATATTCGGTCAAGGCGGTGCGGCTGGTCCAGTGGAATCCCGTTCTGTCTCACGCTTCGTGGAAAGCTCGTAAGGTTGTCGGCCTTGAAATTGATCGCTCTCCAATATGCCGGAATCGTCAATATTGAATATGGATTGATCGTTGCGGGATTGAGGATTTGCCCTTCAATGTTGGTGCTGTAGATTGGCACGCTTCCGGTGTAACCTGCCAATGCGTTTTGACTTCCCAAATTATCCACTGATTTCCCCTATTCGTTTTTCAGACAAGCCAAACCCTGCCCGTCCATTGCTTTTGATTTGTTGGGAAGCTGTGCTTCCGTGCTTCTGTCAATGCGGTGACTAAACTGGATATACCGTCAATCTTCTGTGACTTCCTCCCCGCATATTGTCCCTTTGCCATTGGTTTCACGGGCCAATAGTTTCCGTGCCGATCTGGTTTGCTCACCTCGGCGTTCTCTGCGCAAAATCTCAACACTCCATTCGGTGCAAAAGTGATAGATCGTTCCTGCATTCGACGTGAAAGCGCATCGCATCCCGGCGTCAACGTGTATCCCTGAGCAACGTCAACGCATGTCATTCCCGATTTTTCAAGGGCGGCAATGGTGAAGCTCGCCCGATTGCGGTCGAAACAGACGGCTTTCACCTTGAATGGCTTCGCTCTGGCAATGATTTCGGCTGCAATTTGGGCTTGAACGGCGTCGGAAATGGTCGGTTCGTCAACCAACGTGATGTATTTGGCGGCTGCCCATTGGCTGTACGGGATGGCGTTCTTCGTTTCGTAGTGTTCGGCGGTTGCTTTCGGTATCCAAAAGTGTGCATCGACATAGAAACGGTCTGGCGTCACCCATGTAAAAGTAGCGGCGCAAAGATCGTCCCGTTCACTGCCGTCATATCCGACGTACAAATAGGCGTCTTTGATGCTCGCTTGGTCAATGGCCTCCGTGCATCTGTCGTATAGCGAAACATCAAGCCACTTGTTTGAACCTCCCTGAATCCACTGTGACAAGTGAAGGCGGCGATACTCTGCCTCGGCTGCCGGTGACTCTTTCGCTGCGATGATCTTCGGTTGCAAGCTATCAAAGCTGACGACTTCGGGAATCGACGGGCAAGCGGCCTTGGCGGCTGCCTCGCTGGTCCAGTCCAGTTGCAACGGCGCTTCGTAAATCACGGGAAGCAAGTCCTTGCGTTCCGATCTGCCTTCCAAAACGGCTCGGGCCTTCTCGTATAGCTGCCAGCAAAAACAGTTCTGACTTTCGCCCGCATTCGTTGCGACCAACACAAGCGGCTGTTGCCGTTTGAAAAGATTGGCGGTCACTGAGTCATAAAGTTTTGAGTTCGGCCATTCCCATGCTTCATCCGCCAGAATGCACGACGGGCGGAAACCGGCATTCCCGGCGAACGTCCCTGATAGCGTGGTCCACTTGGAATTGTTCTTTGCGTATCTGATCTGGTGTTCGGTGATGTCGGCCTTGCGGTCTAACTTCGCATCCTGCCGGATTGACTTTTTCGCCCATTCCATCGTCAAGGCGGCTTGCTTGTAATTCTTCGCCATGCTCACGACGTGGGCGGCTGGTTCTCCCCCGGCAAACAATTCGTATTGCCCGATGGCTGACAAGAACGGTGTCTTCCCTGACCCTTTCCCCGAAAGTAAAAACAGTTCGGTGAAGCGTCGCCTTCCCGTGTCTCGATGCTTCCAGCCGTATAGCGTCCGTGTTGTCGCCTTTTGCCATTCGGTCAAGACGATTAGCGTCCCTGCCCAAATGCCTTCGTAGTGGCGGCAATACTTCTGAATCCAGTTGATGGGCTTTTCGGCGGCGTCGGCGTCGTAAAAGTAAGTGGCGTCCTCGACAATCTTCAT